AGCGCCAAGCCCTAACATGACTGCGCACCGTGAAAGCATCATGACCTATTTGGCTATGATCTTAGACCAGCAAAACCTAGGAGTCACAGGCAAGCTAGATGGTGAGCAAGACTTCATGAGTGCTCTTGATCGCATGATTGCAAATGCTGATGTGCAAGACGCTATCGAAGAGAACCAGAACATGTACCAGTTCGTTGAGTCTGGTTTATTTGACGTTGTCAGATCGCAACTTTCTTCAGTTGGAATGAATCCATTTGGTGAAGAGGCATCTTTAGTTGTCATTTACCGTAAGCCTAAAATGCTTATCACTGACAGAGAGAAGCTAGAAAACATTAAGTTAATGGATGAGCTTGGAATGATTGAGCCTTGGGAAAAACTAGTTATGTTTGACCCAAATCTTAGCGAAGAGGAAGCGAAAGAGAAGCTAACAAAGATTCAAGGATCTAAGCCAAGGCCACAATTAACCCCACCACCATTTAACGGAGGCATGGATGCCGCTAGAGATCGACAAGACGACCAAGCTGGTTGACCTTGATCTGCCTAGCGATATTCCGCAAGATCTGGCAGACGACATCAAAGCTGATGTTGGCCAGTATCTTGTCGATGCTATTCTTGATAATGTTGGCTCTGGCAAATCTCCTGTTGCTGGATATGGTGCGTTTGCACAACTAAGCAAAGAATACGCAGAGAGCGAAAAGGGCGGTAGGAGAATACCAAACCTTGATCTTAATGGGGACATGCTAAATTCGCTCACATACGAAGTCACACCATCAGGCGTCGAGGTTGGAATTTTTAATCGAGAGCAAGCTGCCAAATCATACGGTCACAATACAGGCTTCGAGGGACATCCTTTTCTTGATGGAGTAGCTCCAGAGCGCCGCTTTATTCCAGACGACAGTGAGAACTTTAAGAGAGAGATTCAATCTGGGATTAATCGAATCATTGAGGATCGCCTTGGAGATATTTCTAATCAGAATGCGCAAGAGGATGATATTAATAGGCCACTAGACATTGACTTCACTCCACCGCAGGGCGGTGTTAGCATTCAGAGCAGAACGCTTTTTGACATAGACGACGATGAGCTAGAATCAACCGTGAGTCGAATTCTTAGGAGGCTTAGTGGCCAAGGTAACTAAGAAGCTATCTTTTCAAGACATACCTAAAAAGATTAAAGGCGGCTTTAAGGCCTTCCGGTTCAAAGATGTTATCGACATTATTAAAGATTTAATCAAAAAAGGGATCTCACCAGTGCAAGGCGGTGGCAGATTCAAAAGATATTCAGAATCATATCGAGATGCCATTGATGGAGATGGCGAGATTGCAAAGCAAAAGGCAGGCAAGAAGTCGCCAGTCGACATGACGCTTACTGGCGAGATGATGCAATCACTTGATGTAAAGGATCGACAATCTCGTGTTTTTATCGAGTTTGAAGATGAGAAGGCTTTTTACCACAACACGTCTGGCGCAGGAAAATCTAAGGTTATTAGGCGCTTGCTACCAGATAGAGAAGGTGAGAGGTTTTCTAGGCAAGTACAAGAGCGCATCTTTCAGAGGATCAATGAGATCATCAAAGATGCGTTAAAATAGAATAGACAACCAATCTAGGAGAATTTACCATGGAAGGTAAGCAAGGATCCGAAGGGACCAATTCAGCAGGCGAAGGCCAGCAAAACAGTGGCGAAGGCTCTGTGTCGATCGAGGAGTTGCAGGCTCAGCTTGCGGCACTCAAAGCAACTAACGAACGAGTATTAAAAGAAGCTAAGGAAGCCAAGGCTCAGAAGCGAACGCTTCAAGAGCAACTGGAAAAAATCCAGTTAGGTGAAGATGGCGAACGCCAACCAGAACCGAAGCCATCGGCATCCAAAGATAAGCAGCTAGATTTCTATAAGAAACAAGCTGAATCTTATAAGGCTCAGTTAGAAGCGACTCGAAAAACGACACTAAAAGCCCAGATTAAGGCACAGGTTGCCAGGTTTGCACCGGATGCGGTCGATCTTGATGACTTACTTAATCAACCAAAGTTTTCACACCTTTTAGAAGGTGGTGTTGATGAGGAGTCCTTAAGTTTATCTGAAGACGCAGCAAAGGCTTATGTCGCTGAAGTGTACAAAGCTAAGCCGTGGATGAAGAAAGCTGGAAACCAAGTCGGTGTGGTGAATAAGCCGTCCCGTAGTGGGGCGCAAAATTTGAATGGTAAGGGTGTAAAAGAAATGGCTAACGATGAATTATTTAAGTTAGCGATCTCTGGAAAACTCTAAAACAAGTTATCAAGGAGGATAACAAATGGCAGATGCAATTACTGGCTCGACAGACGTAGCTAACGTAGGTCAGGCTGCGGTAGCGGAATTAGTTCAACGTAATCTTATCGCGAAATCGAAACTATTGGGCACGATTTGGAATGTTTCCGAACTCGCTATGCCTGGTGACAAGTCGGTTGCTTTACCAAAAATGAGCAACTTCACTGTGACTAAAAAGACTTCTGAAACCGCAGTTGATGCGGCTCAGTTGACTTACACGGTCGACACGATCACCTTTGACCAACAAGCAGTTGTGCAATGGTTGGTTGAAAAGCGCGCAAGCTTGCAATCGAAAGTTGCTCTTGCTCAAATGAACTTTCAACGCGCTGTTGAAGCTCACGCAAAAGACGTGGATACAACCATCCACGCTTCTTTGATCGCTGGTGTTTCTGCTGCTGCTCCTGACCACATCGTGGCATTTGCTGGTGCAGGATTCGCAAAAGAAGACATCACTAACGCTCGATACCTCTTGGATGCTCAAGAAGCCGAAGAGTCGGATCGTTTCTTGGCTATTAACCCAGCCGAAGAAAAAACCATCTTGGATGACGATAACTTTATTGATGCTTCTAAGTATGGATCGAGCCGCCCAGTTCAAAACGGTGAGATCGGGATGATCTTCGGAAGCTCCGTCATCAAGTCGACGGTTGTGACCGCTGGTCGCCCTCTTTATTACAGCCGTTACGCATTGGCTATTGCGTTCCAACAAGACCCAATGTTCGAGAGCCAGTCGGACCTCGCTAACTTGGCAACGCGCTACAGCTTAGATCAACTCTATGGCTTGTCTGTTCTTCAATCGGGCAAATTGATTGTCCGTATGGGTGCAGCTTCCTAATAGCTGAAATGTTTGGGGGTTGGGTCGTTGGCCTGACCCCCTACTTTTAAAGAGAATCAAATGGATAAAGTTTTTGTCAGTGGTGACAGAGTTTTAGTCAGGGGCCAAATTCCTGGGTTTGAAAAAGGCGACCGAGGGATGATGAAAAGTGGCATTGTTGCAGGAATGGACATGCACAACGAGACTGGCCAGGTTTTTGTAAACGTGCTTTTAGACACACCGATTAAAGGTGTGCATAAGTCCCTAGAGAATAAGGCTGGACCATGGGCCTTTGATCCAGAGGATCTAAAGAGGGTTTAATGATTAAATTCTTTAAAGGCTCCACAGATTACACATCCGATCTTTCAAGGGCGATTGATTCGCCATTAGTTCTATCATTTACCTCTGGTGCAAATCATTGCGAGGTTAAGAGCTTAAAGCCTTTAAATAAGTTATTCTTTGACGTTTCTTCTAGCAACGACGCAACAAGCTTGCATGTTAACTATTGGGATGGATCCAACTACGCAAGCCAACCAGATAACATTGTTGATAACACTAACATTTTAGAGCGTTATGGCTTCATCGAGTGGGATAGCCCAGAAGATGAAGTCAAAGACGGCGACTACTACAAATACAGATTTCAATTAAACGGATTAACGACCACAACGAACCTAACATTTAAGTATGTCGGTATTGTTTTTTGTGAGCAGCACGACCTCATTGCAGAGTGTCCAGATGCGCTTGAGTATCGCCCAGACGGCGATCGAACCCTAATCAGATTTATTGTTAACGCAAAGAACGATATTGTTCAGAACTTTAGAAACAAGGGCAACTATGTCCTTGGTAAAGAGTTTGGAGGCGTTAACGCTCGCGACTTAACAGAGTTCGACTTTCATGAGCCAGAGCAGCTTAAACAGGCTGCTACCTACTTAGCCCTTGAGAAGCTTTTCTTTTGGAGATCCCAAGAGGTTGATGACAAGTGGTTTGTTCGATCCAGGTCTTATAACAAGAAATACGGTGACAGTATTAATGTCTTTTTTGTGTCTATCGACTCTGATGGATCTGGCTCTAAGAGTTCTTCTGAGAATGAATATTCAATCACAACAGGAGTGATCTATCGTGTCTAGTATCGTTGCAGACATTTGCACCGAGCTTGATAACACGATGAAGGATTTATTTCCTAATAAGGTGCGTTCTAAGTACCAGTGGGACATCACACAGAACGCTCATAAGAAGAATGAGCAGATTTATTCTATCAGACCATTATCTTTAGAAAGGGTCGCAGGAGTTACCAAGAACGTAACCATCGACCACACATTTTCAGTAACCTTAATGAACTCATATAACGATAGCCCAAGCAACGATAACGACTTGAACGATGTTATCTTGGGGCTTTATGATGATGTGAGTGAGTTATGGAATGCTGCGTTTAGGAGTAACTTTGGAATTCAAAGGGTTTTAGTTGTTAGCGACTTCAGTTGTTTAGAGCCTAACATTGACTTTCAAAATAAAACGGTGAGCATAGAGATAAGTTTCACCATAAAATATCGCACGGAGGCGTAGAATGGGTATTGGACTAGTTAAGGGTAAATCAACCCTATATCTTAAGCAGGAAGTAACAGAGGGCACCTTCGTTGCACCAACCGGAGCATCGGATGCTATTGAGGTCTTAGAAGACGGTTTAGAGTTCAACACGGAGAAAGAGACTATCGAACGAAACACTCTTTCTGACTCTGTTGAGTCTGAGGCTCCTCGCCTTGGATTAAAGACTGTGACTGGATCTATCCCTCTTGAGTTTAAGGCAAACGCTACCGAAGGGTCTGCTCCTCCATCGAACTTATTGTGGAAAGGATTGCTCGGCGCTCGCAGACAAAACACCACAGACGTTACATCTAAGAACGCCGCTCACACATCTACGGTCATTGGCATCGAAGATGCTGATATCTCGAAGTTTGCTGTTGGCGATATTGTTATGGTTAAGTCTGCTGGAGAGTATGAGCTTAGACCAATCTCAGCAAGAAACACTGGCGTTGGAACTGCGTCGATCACATTCCCGTTTGCACTTGAGAACGGCGCACCACCAAACAGCGTTGTGATCTCTAAATTTACCACCTATTACCCAGATGATGATTGGGGAACTATCTCGGCCAATCTTTTCCATGGAGGAGAGATTTCGGATAAGCTATCTGGTCTTCGCGTTCTAAGT